CCAACGCGCACGGTGTTATCGCGCACGTAGGGGTCGGTCGGCACATAGACCAGCGCGTCGGTGATTTCTCCGATGTTGGCCTTCAGCTCTTCCAGGCGCTCATTGACCGATCCGTCACCGTCGCCACTGATCAGCTCAATCTCTGAAAGCAGGTTCTGCGCAAGCTCGGTCTTGCTGATCTTTCCGGCCAGAGCAGACAGATAGGCCGACACATCGTTTGATGTCGACGTAGGCACATAAAGGAATGCGCTTTTTCCGTATGCGTTGGTCGAGCGGATGAAGTAGTAATAGTTGGTGTAGAACGCCAGGTCATTGTGAGTGAACGACAGGCCCTGGCCCAGGTACTGCGCAGTACCCGATGTTGCGTTCGGGTTGGTGCTGAAGAAGTACTCGTAGGTGCCACCGTTCAGCCCGTGGTTGGGGTTCTGCGGGATCAGCACGATGCTGTCGATCGAGGACTGCACCACGCACGACTCAGGGATTGGCGGCCCCTGGATGCTTACCGATATCGAGGCCTCTCCGGAACGAGCCATAGGCCCAAGAGCAGCCACACTCATTGTGTATGTGCCTGACGCCAATCCGTTGATGGCAAGCGTGTTGGCCGTCGCGGGCACCGAGCGTGACTGCGCGACACCGCCGCCCTGGCGGACCGTTACCACATACGAGGTGACGATGCCCTGCGGCGGAACCCACGACAGAACGCCCTGCACCACCTCAGCAGCATCGCCAGCCGACCATGCAAGCCCGGTGGGCGAACCAAGCCCGCCGCTTGGCAGGTTGATGAAGCCCAGCGGGTTGTAAGGCTGGCCCACGGCGTCATCAAAGATTGCCGCCTCGTATTGCTTGACCTGAACTGTGCAGCCTTCGTTATCACCCATCGACCAGTCAGAGACGATGAACTCGCCAAAGATGTTCAGCGATGGCAGGTTGACGAGGACCACGCGGCCGGGCCGGCAGTTGTAGCCTGAGAAGTTCATCGGCAGGCTGATTGCCCCGCCAGCCCGGCGCTGGCGCAGAGAGATGTTCGCCAGGCGCTGCGGCTGATAAGCGTCGGTCACATACGAGAACGTCATCGTCTCGGCAGCTTCGCCGCCGTCGTCAAGAATCCATTCGGCAACGCTGACCTCTGGGTAATCCGTCTCGGTCCAGGACTGTTCAGGATCGATGAACGTGCCGCGCACGGTGTTGATGGCGGAATCGTTCGTCGACTCAGTGCTGCCGGACACGGTGCCGATGATCATGTCTTCGGTGATCTCAAAATCATACGGGCCGTAATAGGCGCCCGCCTGGAGCATCCAGCGGCCGCCGACGCGGATCAGCTTGCCAGCGCATGACGCTTCCAGTTTCTGCAGCACACCCGGACGCTGCTCGTCAGCACCAATCACGCAACCGGTTCGGTAGCGCTGGCTGACTGAGCCGTCGGCATTGGTCAGGGCTTCGTCGCAGACGTTGGCCGCACTCGCGAAGGTCTCAAAAATTATCTCGTCGTCCGGGACGTTGCAGCGGTTACGCAGGAACCAGAGGATGTGCAGCGCGGTGTTGGCGGTGTAGATGTTGTTGCCGGTGCGCGGGTCGTAAATGTCATTCCGGCCACGGACCACAAAGCGGGTATCAGGGATGCCGGACGGGAACTTCTCGGCGCTGTACTTCAGGGTGATGCGCACGTACGACAGGCCGCGCCCGATCTGGCTGTCTTTCCAGTCCTGGCAGTTGGCCTTGAGGAATGCGTTCACTTCTGTTGGGTTGACGATCAGCTCATAGCTGGCGAACTCGCCGAACGAGCCGATCTCTTCCTCGCCGAGGTAGATGTTCTCCAGGCCATCGATCGCGCCTTCACACAGCACGTACACAAGGTGGATCTGCTCGCCCTCTGTGAGGGTTCCGGACTGCTCCTGCGCCCAGACCAGCACGCCGCCGGTCGATACACGACCGAGGATGAACCGGATTGGCGCTTTCGACGACCTCACGGTCTGGGCGGACGGCTCGTTGTCGCGCAATGGGGATTTGGTGTTGAGCTTTTCCTGTTGCTCAGATGCATAAAAAGCAAGCGCTGCACCAGCAGCAGCGCCCCACGGCCCGCCTTGAGCGAAGCCAACGACGGCACCTACGGCGACTTGAGCGAGTTTTCTAACGCCACTGCTCATTATTCAACCCTCCAAGCCGCCAGCGGCTCACACACAACGCGAGCAACGCCGTCATCGGTCGTTGCCCAATAATCACCGGCCCAGAACACGGCCATGCTGCGTCCTGCCGGCGCTTCGTACATCACGACGTCGCCGCGCTGGATGAACGGGACAGCCACCCTTGCAAAGCAGGCGTCCCATGCAGCTTCCAGGCTGCCGTGACGTTTTTTCAGCGCGCGCTTGGCTCCAGCCTCGGTCTTGTAGGCGCCACGGTATTGCTCTGCTGGATCGACACCGCACACGGCGCTCGAGCAATCGGCGGCGAACAGGCAACAGTCAAATTCGCCCCATGAAAAAGGCCGCCCTTGGGCAGCCTTGATTACTTCATTCAGACGCGTGGTCCAGTCTCTATGGCGCATAGCTAACTTCCGTAGTTGAAGGTCGGCGCATCCTTGGCAGACCCCCAGTAGATGGGCCATTCGGACATTTGCGCGATTGCGTAGAAGAAGCGGTCGCCCTGATGCCGGGCGCGGTGGTTTTCGTCAGTCCAGCGCTCTGTGCCGGTGCGGCTCCACTCGGCCATGCGGTCAATGACCGGAACGGTGATGGTGTTGCCATCCTGGCCATTGCCCGCGAACGAGAACTTGGCGGCGTCCATGCGCCCAGAAAACAGGATGTCAGCGGCGTAGTTGCCGGCCTCGTCGAACACCACGAAGAGGACCTTGGCCATCCGGCCCCGGCAGCCGCGAACGTTGGTTTCGGAAATAATGTAGGAGTCCAGACCGCTCAACGTCAGGTCCACCGACATGGGCGATCCTGAGTTGTCGCTTTCCTGCGACTGGCTGACCTGGCCGAAATTTCCAACGCCTTCGTAAGTGATGCCGTCGACGACAAGCTCACCGGTTCCCGTGTGGGCGAACACCATGCCGTCGGCGAAATCCAGCTGCACGGCGTAGACCGGCATGAATTTGCCAGTGGCGATGATATCCACCACCTTCTGGCTGAAAGGGAAAGCTGAGGGCATCAGAATGCCTCCCTGAATGAGTAACTGCCGTTGGCGACCACCGGGCGGCGCGTCATGGCCCATGTGTCCGAGGTCATGCGCATTTCCGAGTAGGGGTTCAGGTACTCAACTGCCGCCCCTGCCGTGAGCGTTTTCCGGATGCGCTTGTTGAGCAGCACCGTGGCCTGGCCTTGGGCGTTCGACGAAACCGGATCGGTCACTTCGAACATCTCGCCCGCGATGGTGATGTAGTCACCGGTGCTGAAAACCGGGGAGCTGGCCGGCGCGCCAGCAATGATCATGCTGCGCGCCTGAGCAAAGCCGCTGACCACGCTGAGCGCGCCGACACTGTTCTTCCGGTAACGCGTGAAGTCCGGCAGATTGAACGTGCCGAACATCCCGTCCAGCTTGCCGAGGAACGATGAAAGCTCGCGCTCCTGAGCCCGCGTAAGCAGGCCAAAGGTCAGCGTGCACTGCCAGTACGCGCCGGGGTAGCCAACGATCTGCTGGGCGTTCGAGAGCGACGACGTGAACGCCCGGCTGTTGTTTACGATGCCCCAGCTCATTTCTGACGGGCGCAGCGAAGCAGGCCACGTGAGAGCCATGCGTTACTCCTTATTGATTAGCGCCTGGCTGCGAGCTGGCGGATGGGTCCGTTTATTTTGAAGTCGCGCATCACCATCTCGTAGCCGCCCTTCGCACCCTGGTACGCCGCCTCCTTGACCATGCTGAGGGTCGATTCGTCTGGAGTGCCCTGGAACTGGAACGACTGGTGGATGGGTGGCCCGTTGGCGGCCAGTGAGGCTGTTTGCTGAGCGCTGCTGGAAGCTGCCGTCGTAGCCGCCTTGCCGACATAACCGCCGTCGGCGTAACCCTTTGTGTTGGCGTTCATGCGCTCCAGGAACTCGCGCGCGCCGGGCTGGCTGACCACTTCCTTTTTCACGACAAACTCTCCGCCGTGTACAACGCCCTTCGGCTCGAACTTCCCGCCGTCGCCGGTGTAGCCGCCGCCAGAGAATCCCGACTGCGAGATGGTCTGGCTTGAACCGGTCATGGTGCCCTGCCCAAGCGCCGCGCTGCCGCCACTCAAGAAGCTGAATGCCGTGCTGAGGAACCCCGCCGCTGCCTGCCGCACCTGGATGCGAATCAGATCCTCGATCACACCGTTGGCAAAGTCCTTGAAGGACAGCTTCCCGGTTTTCACGAAGTTCACCACCGCGTCTTCCATGTTGCTGAAAGCGTTGGTGAACAGCTGTTTGGTCTGCCCGGCCACGTCGCGCGACTGCTCGAGGTAGTTCTCAAGCGCCGAACTGGCGCCCAGCGTCCAATCGGACTGGGCTTTGTCGACGTCCAAGTAATACTTCTGCTGCATCGCTAGGCGGCTTTGCAGCGCAGCATTCAGCGCATTCGTTTCCTTGCTGTACAGGTCCTGGCTGATCTTCCCCTCGTTGCGCTGCTGCAACAGGTTGTCCAGCTGGGACTGGTACTGCTCCTGGATGCTGAACTGCTCCTGCAGTCGGGCTTTCGCTTGGTCACCCAGGCCCAGACCTGCCAGGTTGTTGCTGAGGCCGGTCTGATCTTTTGCCAGTTGGCTGGCGAGGTTGGTCTGGAATGCGGCGAGCTTCTGCGTTTCCTCGTAAGCGGTCTTGCGAAGTTCCGTCTCCTTTTCCAGCGCGGCGTTCTGCTTCTGCTGCGCAATGTTCAGTTCGGCCATGGCCAGAACCTGCTTCTGCGCGGTAGTGAGCGTCTTCTTTTCCTTGAGCTGGGCGATCTCTGCTTCCAGCTCGACCAGTTTCTTTTGCTCGGCGCCGATGGACTTGATCGTTCCGTCCTGGTTGATCAGCTCCTTGCTTTGCTGCTGGAGCACGGCGTAACGCTGGCGTGCATCGTCCAGAAGCTTGACGCCAGCATCTTCCTGATATGGCTTCTCTTTGCCGGCGTTTTTGTTTGGCTTGGTGCCTTCGGTGATCTGTCTGATCTGCGCGTCTACCCGCTGCTGCGGAGTCAACTTCACAGGAACTGGAGCGGCCGGAGCTACCCCGCCATTTGTCAGCAGACCATAGCCTTTAGCGTTTTTGTTTATGCCAAGGTCAATCTGTGGGCCGCCCTGAATTTTCAATGCCGCATTTATGACGCGCTGCATTTGTTCAATTTGCTTGTTGGCGCTTGCCTCTGCTGCTTTGGCGGCGTCTTCATGACTCCTTTTAACCGCATCTGCTGCATCCTCAGCGGCCTGCTGCTGGGTATAGGTGGCAAGTAGTTGCAATCTGAGTGCTGCCTGCTGAACTTTGTCAGCCTCTTTCACCGCGTCTTGATATTTCTCCCAAAGGTCCTTTTGTTCAGCCACAAGAATGGACTGTGCTTTTTGCTCTTTGGTAAGCCCCATCTGCTCAGCGCGGTGTGCAGCTATTGCTTTTTCATTCGCCCCGACTAGATCGCGAGACTCTGTCAGTTTGGCGATGTATTTCTGCCACTCGCCGAGCTGGGCCTTTGTTTGGGTGCTTGAGCCAGCCTGAGCGGCGCTTAGGCTTGTTGTGCTGCTGGTGACTGCCTTGTTTGCTGAGTCAATTCCAGCGAGCTTTGCTGCGAAGTCTGCCGAGTTCCTGCTGCTGGTCTGCTGCGTTACGGCTAGCTCAGAAAGCGATTTGATGAACGCCGGAGTGGCATTGCTGTTCTCCTGAATCCACTTGGTCACATCGTCCAAGGGGCGCTTGCCTGCTTTGACCTCGTCGATCATCGTGCGGAACTGTGCGGCAAAAGGCCCGAGCACGATCCCGGTCTGGATTTTGTAGGTGAAATCATCAAGAGCCGATTCGGCGGTTTTCAGCTCCTTGGCTTGCTGCTCTGCCCAGGTGATTTTTTGCAGGCGCTGCTGCTCTGCGGATAGAGCCTTGTACTTGTCTATCGACTCAGCAACGGTTGCGTTATGGCTTACCAGCGAGGCTGAAGCGTCTTTGGCGCTGTCGCCCACGCTCAGAAATGAGTATGCGACTGCGCCGGTCATGGCAATAAGTCCGACCGGGCCAGTAAGGAGGCCCAGCAAACCGCGACCGGCCGCACCAGCCAGTAGCATCGCCTTGCTGGCCGTCGTAACTGCCGCCGTAGCTGTCTCTGAGGCTCGTATGGCTTGATTGGCGACCAATGTAGTCTCAGCGACACCTGCTATCGCAGCAGACCTCACAGCGTAGGCCTGCTGGATCTCGACAGACGTTGCAGAAGTTGTGGCTGCTAACTGAGTCTCGGCGGCCTGAATCTGCTTGATGATTTTTACTTCGTCCTGCCGAGCTATCGCCATTCTGTTTCGCGCTGCAGCTCGGCCCTGCTCGGATATCTGATTGGATAATCGTGTAACTTCCAGCTCGCGCTCGGCAACCAGAGCCGCCTGCACAGACCTCATATTGTTGAGCTCAGACTCCTGCCGCATCCGGTCGGCAGCTAGTTTTTGTTCTGCTGCTGCCAGCTCGGCATTTGCCCGTGCGAGCGTTGCATTTGCATCGGCCTGCTTTGACTGCGCGCTCAGCACCGCCTGTTTCGCTGACTCCGCCTCGACCTTGTTTGCTGTCAGCGTTGCAGCGGTAGCGCTGTACAGCGCTGCGGCTTGCTGGATAGACGCCTTGGTCGAAAGTGCTAAATTGGCGATGGCCTGACCTATAGACAGAACCAGTCGACCACCGACGATGTAGGCGAGCGTTTCGGCTGCGTTCGACACACGGGAAAGCATGAGGTAGGTAGACGACGAATCCTTTGTAAGGTCGTCCATCGACTTGGACACAGACACTAGCGCGTGCGATATCGACGCGCTGACGCCGCTCGCCTGATCCATTTTACCGATCAGCTGAGTAAAGGAGTTATCGAGGGCGGTAATGCTGTTGCCGATCGTTACTGCGGTCTTATCGAACAGCTGATCGACTGCTATGCGCTGCGCTTGCAATGCTTTCACAACAGAGTCGGCAGTCAGAAGGCCAGCAGCGCCAAGCGTGCGCAGCTCTCCAACTGTCTTACCCATGCCTGCGGCGATTGCTTGAGCCAATGCCGGAGCCTGCTCCATGACGCTGTTCAGCTCTTCGCCACGCAAAGTGCCAGAAGCAAACGCTTGGCCAAGCTGAATCAGCGCTGCGTTAGCGGATGCAGCTGAGGCTCCAGAGATAGCCAGGGTCTTGCTGATTGTTCCGACGACTCCTGCCACTCCCTCGCCCGTCAGCTTCAGCTCTTTCTGATTGGTCGCGATCCGCTGGTAAAGCTCTGCTGTTGCGTTCAGTGGCTGGTACGAGCTTTGGGATATTGCGAAGACTGCCTTTTGGGCAGCAGCAAGCTCACCAGCACCGTCGGTTACCAGCTTCATGCGGTTCGTGAGCGTGCTGTATGCCTCGGCTGCATCGTAGAAAGCCTTAGCACTGAACGCCGCCGCCAGAGGCCCAGCTATGCCAGCAGCAGCACTACCAAGCGACTTTACTTGACGCTCAAGGCTTTGAACCTGAGCGGTAGCTGATCTGGCATTTTGGCCGGCGCCGTTAATTGCGTTGCCAGCACCGGAAATAATCGGTCCAGTCCTCAGGCCCGCATCGTTCAGCGCCTGTAGACCTCGGCGAAGATCGTCCACTTTCTGCTGAGCACTGCGGCTATCGACCTCAATAGCGAGGCGTGAGGTGAGGGCCATACTTTTCTCCGGGCATAAAAAAACCCACCGAAGCGGGCTTTATTTGATAATTCGTCTAAGACGCAATTTTGAAAAGAACCAGCATTACAACCACCACAAACAACAGCACTACAACGATTCCCTTGCCCGAGCTCGGCTCTATTTCAACTGAAGATGGCTGAGGGTCACGATCTATAGTTTCAAGCGGGGGGTTGAGAATCGCATGAAGATCATCTTTCATTTTTGCATCAGCGGCTAATATCTCCGCAGTCTGCATGTTGATAATCTTCAGCTTTTCGTCGTCATTAAGACCCTCCAGCAGAGCTTCCAAATCGTCTTGCTGGTCAAGAGCCTTCTGGTGTCTGTTTCCGCCATTTCTCTGAACCGCTTCAAGGGCCTCAAGCTCGCTCTTTACATACGCCCGAACCGTCTCCCGGCAGACTTTTCCCCCAGGCATCCATCTTTCGAGCGCAGCAGTTCGCTTTAAGGAAAGCTCGGCGAGGTAACGTGTTGATTCGTCGTTGCTTTCCTCTAAAACTTTAATCCTGCTCTCAAGCTCCTCGGTGTGGAGCTGCTGAAAAAGGACGGCGTCTTTTTCGTCCAGATCCGCCATGACCTCAATTACGTAATCGCGCTCCTTCGCCAAGGCAGCAAGAATATCGCCTCCCTGTTGCATGACCTGATTGCGCACCGCATCAGTCCTGTCGGCTAGCGCTACAGCAAGAGCTCTCAGGCTTTCCCTTCTGGCTTCCATTTCTGAATTCCGATTCCAATTAATGGCAGCAATCTACCATCATCGAGCGCAACGGCGAACGACCGTTAATCCTCTTCTTCCTCGTCGTCCTGATCCATGAACAGACGATCCAGCTCGAAGATCACATCATCGACCTCTTCCCTGGGAATCGGAGAGGGTCGCGCATCCAGCCAGTCCGATATCTCGCGGGCAGAAAGCGGCATCGGGAATACGCCGCCCATGCCTGAAATGTACCGCCGCCCACGACAAACGCCCCTGAACGTGTTCAGCAGGTATGCCGTGATCGGATCTTGGGGCGGCTCATCCGGAACAGACATGCCGAACCGCTGGAAGATCAGCTTGCGCTTTTCGGCTTCCGGCCCTGCCCACTCGCTTTCCCACTGGAAGCGGGCAATGGCTTTTCCAGTGTTTCGACCTGCTCTTCCTTCTTCGAAATGGCCAGCTCACCGCTGTGCTTCAGCACAAACATGAACAGCTCAACATTGTCATCGAGCATCTGAGCGCCGACTTGGGCGGTGTATTTTATTTCGTTGCCGTCGCCATCGACTGCGCCAGTCCAGTCCTTCAGCAGGAAGGACGCGATTGCCAGGCAGTGATTGACGTATTCGGTCTTCTCGCCTGCGATCACGCCGATGTCGCCTTCCTGGAACTGAGCGTCATTGCGAGCAAGGCGGCGACGCATGCGTTCCATCGCGATCTGGTATTCGGTGTTGTCCAGAGAGACCAGCAGTACCTTGGTGTCTGCGTCAAAATCGAACCACTTCGCAGCGGTGTCGACCACTTCTTTGTTCTTCAGCTTGAGAGCCATGATGCAACCTCAACGCCACGCCATAAAAGGACCGCCCCGGCAGGCGTTATCACCGGAGCGGTCAAAAGGGTTTACGGTGCTGGGTCAGCAGCATCCCGGGTGATGGTCGGGCTCTGCTTGGCCACGGTGTAGTTCAGCTCGACCTCGATCAGGTCACGCTTGCCGCCGTTAGGCAGTTCGCCGTCCACTTCCACTGCTGGGAAGTTGAACGTGTACTTGTTGCCCAGCGAGTCGGTGATGGGGAACTCGACAGAGATCGGCAGGCGAGTAAAGGAGTTCTTCCAGATCTGCCAGGCTCGCTTGGTCCATGCCAGCGTGATGCTGCCGGTGATGGCCGCTTCGGTGGCGATGTGAGCGCCTGGGCCGAGTCGATCCGAACCCAAGCAGCGCTGAGTCTGCAGGCTGTTGTCCAGGTTGATGGTCATAGCCGAGACGCAGGCCACGCCTTCCAGCGATTCGCCATTCACCAGAATCGTGCCGACGCTGTTGTTCGACAGGAAAGGCGTGGTGGTCGGAGCGTTCGGCGTGACGACAATCGAGCTCTCGGAGTCGACGTAATCCAGGCACGCCATGTTGAACGTGGCCGTCACCTTGCCTTCGGAAGGAATCTCCAGCGCGAAGGTGGACACGTGAGCGCCCTTGAAAACCCCGTAGACGCCGATGTCGTTGTAACCCTTGGCGATGCTGAAGGTGTTGCGAGTATCGCCCACACGCAGCACGTCGTTCGTCCAGACGCCGTAGAAAGCGGCTTCCAAGAGCTGGTCGAACGAGCCGAACGAGAACTCGGCCGACAGATCGCCGCCGATATCGATGCTTGTGGCCACCGAGCCTTGGCTCAGTCGGGTGTCGGTGATCTCGTCACTGACTTCGGTGTTGACGGTCGGGGTCAGCGCGTTACCGGTCAGGCGCAGCGTGTCCCAGGTGCCGTTGGGGGTAACGCCGGGCGTCACCTCCTTGATGATGTGGCTTACGACTTTGGCTCCGCTAGACATTTGGTGTCTCCTGTTTGCGGGCGTAAAAAAACCCGCTCAAGGCGGGCCGGATGGGTGCTTCAGGTTCAACCGGCGCGGAACCGGATATTCACGTTGATCTGATAGAAGCCTTCGTACTCGCCTGCGTCGACCTGGCTGGCCTCGATGCACTCAAGGTCACCGTCAGCCCAGTAGGCGAAATGGGCTTCCAGTGCGTCGGCCAGTTCATTCAGGCCGCGCATGCCGGTGCGTAACCGGGCAAAGCACTGCACGACGATGATGCCGGGCTTACGGGTGTAGGGCTGGTCGGCCATGCCGGCCATGAAGGCGGTAGCGTGTTGGATATGTAGGCGGCACCAGAGGCCTTCGGAAGGAGTATCGAATTCTTCAAGCTGGTTCGGATACTGAATCCTTTCCTGCGCGATACCGGTAAACGCCACCATGCGCGCGACGATCAGCTGGCGGATCTGCTCATAGGTCATGTGAATTGATCCGATACGCCGACGAAGGTGATGCCGTAGACGCCTGCCGGGGCCTGTGCGGAGTGGCCGTTTTCCAGACGCTCGGCGTATACCAAATTGTTCTGGATGAAGACCACCGTATACGGCTTGAGCGTCGACAGCGCCGATATACCCGCGGCCCTTGTCGGTCCGCCATCACGGTCAAGCGAAGTCGTGGTGCTGAATACCGGCGAGCCCACGCTGACGATGTTGTTGGCCCGGAACAGACCGGTATCCACAGGGGATCTGCTGATGACCTCGCCGTGCATCGCCTTGACGATGTTCTGCATGTGCTTGACCAGATCCTGCTCGATGACTTGCACGAAGCGGGTCGGTGGAATGCTCCAGCCTGCCATCAGGTAGCCCTCAGCTGAATTTGGAAATGCACGCGCGCCGGGTCGGTGACAACGCCCTCTACGCGGTACTTCGTGCTCAGGCCTGTCACAAGGTCGCGAGCCACAATGTCGTGACCTGCCTGCGGGGTGTCCGTGACCTCGTTTGTCAGTGCGATCAGCAGCGTGTCGGTGGCAAGGATTCGATCATTGTCGATCTGGTCCCGCTTGAACTTGGTGGAGACCCCGCGACCGGTGTAGGTGACAGGCTGCCCGGTTGTCTTTTCGCTGACGGGGTCATAAACACCTGGCCCCAGGTATGAGCCGGTGAACGGCGTCATCAGTTCGGCGAACGTGGTATCAAACAGCTTGCCGAATGACGGCTGCATCGTGTCTCTGATGCCCATAATGGCCGCCTAAATTCTGAGTTGAACGATTGAGTACTCTGCCGTGCATCGGCACCTGGCCCTCTCGCTGAGTGGGGCGCCCAGCGATGAATCACAAGGGAACATCAGTAGCGCACCGCGCGGCGAAATGAACGGCTGGTCTTTGTCGACCTGCTGCCCATTCATCGCGATATGGCTGTACCTGACCTTTCCGTCGCCGCGTGACTTCCATGTCTTGATGAAGCTCAGTCGGCCATTGCTCCGGGCAACAACCTGACGCCAGGCTTGGTCGCGACCCTCGTTGAAGGACTCGGCGACGAATGTCTGCGCAACCATTTCCGCCTGGGTGGCCAGAAGCCTGTCAGCGTACCGCCCCGCGATCTTGTTGACCGCCTCTTCATCCAATGGCTTGCCGCTTTTGATCGCCGCCCTCACCGTGGGGTCGAAGCGACGATCACGCCGGACGCGTAGCAGGTACTGGCGCAGCATGGCTTTTTCGCCGCTCAGTAGCTGGGTCTTGGCGAGGGTCACGCTTTCGGCGTATCCACCGCTCAGCCCAAGCACACCGCCAGTACGCTGCCCGGTCTGCTTGCTGATCCTGCCGATCAGGTCGAGCGCCATCTTCCTTGCCGATTGCCCGCTGGCCGACCCGTAAGCCATCACAGCTCTGACAGCAACTAACTGATCTGCTGACGCCTGAGTAACCAGTCTGCCGGCCTGCTCGGCCATGAATCCGGCCGGCCCAGCCGCGTGAAAGTCCAGCTCCTTGCTGATTCCCTTGACCTTGATGCTTGCCGCTTCGGTCTGCGCGCCTTTGACGTAGGCGGTGCGCAAATGCTCTACCAAGCCGGCGAATATGCCGAGCTGTACAGCGCCCACCACCGCGTTTTCGTCGCCTGAGTCAATGGCGCGCTCAACCTCGGCCAAGCTGACCGAATCAAGCGACTGCGCTATCTGAGCCAGGTATGCGCGCTGGGCGGCTGGCTCAAGACCTTCGATGGCCTGCAGAACCTCTGCGGCCTTCATACGACGAACACTCCCACACCGCACTCAGTGGTGCAGCGCAGCAGTGGCGCGACCATCTCGTCGACGATTGTGATCACCGGGCGGGTAGGCACGCCATTTGTGGTAGCAGATGCCTGATATTCGATCTCAAGCACATCCACCTTCTGGCGCTTTATGGCTGCGGATGCGACATAGTCGGGGCTGAGACTGCCCGGCGCTGTCAACTCGCGAAGAGCAGCCTCGTAGGTGGCGCGCTGAATCTCTACCGGCACATCGCTTTCAGGGAGGGGTTCGCCATCACTGTCGAACGCGTTCTTGCGCGGCCATTGCAGGTCCTGCGATCTGCCGAAAGTCTTGGTGCCTGTGAACATCGACTCCCAGCGGCCGCAGCTGTTCTGGGATTGGTATTTTCCGTCAATGTAAGCCGATGCCCGGATAAGTGCGGCCTGCTTCGCCATGTCGTCGCCAGTCCAGGCGGTGTTGCCGCGGGCAGCGTGATAGGCGTCGGCTTCTGCGACGGTTCCGTAAAAGTCTGGCATCGGGATGTCTCGAATAGGTGGCCCGAAGGCCTTGAATCAGGAGGCGAACATCTTGCAAAACGCCTTGGCGGCGCGAAGGGATGGAACCTTGCCAGTCTGCTTGAAGGATGCCAGTTCGCCACATTTTCGATACTCGAAGCCCTGCCCTGTTACGACCGCGATATGGCCGGAGCGCTCTGCTTTGATTTGGCTCATGTTCGAATCCTCGAATAGGTAGAGCGGCGAACCGCTCCGGTTTCTGCGGGGGTGTTACTGCTTGGCTCCAGCCAGTGCGGCCTGCAGGGCTTCCAGGTTCGCTTCCTTGTCGAACTCGACTTTCAGCTCGGTCAGTTCGTCCATGACCTTCTGCTTTTCAGCAGCGGCCTCGGCTTCTGCCAGACGCTTCTGCAGGGTCTCGATGCCAGAGTTCTTGCCGGCTTCGATACCCAGTGCTTTCAGCTTGGCCAGCAGTTCGGCCTTCTCGTCCGACTTCGACTCCGGCACATCACCCTCGATGCTCAGGAACTTCAGACGAGACGCGCCCTTGTGGCCCTCGGGGGTCAGGTCGACCTCCAAGGACTGGCCTGGCAGCACATAAACGACGCCGCTGGCGCTGTAGACGCCCTGCATCGCCTTCGAGTTGTTGGTCACCTTCATGACGACCTCCTATCAGGCTGCTGGCGGGGTGATTTCGTCCAGGTACGCAACAGCGCCCGGCAGACGAATTTCGGTACCGCCGGTACGGGCGATGATGCCGGTTTCGAAGCCCATGATGGACTTCTGGCGGGCAGCCAGTACGCGACGCGGCATCGGCAGGTGGAAACGAACCACCTCCGGATCTTTGCGGTATGCAACCATGCGACCACCACCATCGGCGGAAGCATTGCGTGCCTCGCGCAGAGGGGCAATATCCAGAGGCAGACCGGTTTCAGCCGTGTAGATGTTGTTCTTACGAACGTATTCCAGCACGGTGATCATGCCGTCGCCCACGCCCAGGCGAGCCGTGGCGATGTAGCGGAAGGCATCAGGCGGCAGGCGCAGTGTGTCAGCCCACTCGACCTCGCCGGTGTTGGTGCGGATCGAGCCCAGCACGCCGTTGATGTCGGCCATGATCTGGTCAACAGACTTGTTGATCCAGTAAGTATCGGTGCCTGCGCCAGACGCATCGACGCGGGAAACGTTGCCGTCGTTCAGCAGGCCGGTCCAGCGCTTCTCCGTGCTGCCAACGAACGCGATGCTGTTCAGCAGGCGCTCAACCTTGTCAGCGGCGGAATCAGCCTTGGTGCCGCTCAGGTTGATGCCGTAGAGCTGAGCCTGGTTCACTTCTTCCAGGTTCCACTCCCAGCCCGAACCGATCATGGCGAAGTCGTGCGATGCCTGATCATGAGTAGCCGAGTTGAACGGCATGTCGGTGCCGGAGCCGGACAGGAATTTGGCCTCGCCAGCAGTATCAACGGTGAAGAAGGTTGTACCGATGGCCCACGGTGCGCCTTCGGTAACGACCGGGATGCTCGCTGCGTAGTTGAACGCAGGGTAACGGCGCGTGTAGATGCGGGTTTCGATGTTGCGGCCCTGGGCCAGAACAAACGGAAACGCCGACTGCGCGTCTTCGAAAACTTGAGGCATGTTATGCGCTCCGATGTTTGAGGGAGATTTCGACGATGTCGCCGTTCGCACCGGTGGTGTCGAAGAAGGCGCCAGGGATCAGTACTGCACCGGCAGCAGCGGTCGTCACGTAGCGGTTGGTGGCGGCGACGTAGTACACGTCATCACCAGGAACGACTGCGGCGCCTGCCGTAACGTACATCTGGCCGTCAGTCATGAACGCGCCGGTGAAGTCCTGCGGGTAACCGTCGATCAGGGTCGAGCCAGTAGCAACTGGCGGAACAGCTGCCGACAGAACGGCCAGGCCGAGGAACAGGGTTCCGGTGGCAGCGATGCGGTGGTCATTGCCAGCGCCTGCGATGCGGAAGCCTGGCGCACCGAAGACAATGCCTTCAGCGTTCGCAACAGTGCGACTGATTTTGTTGCATTTCTCTTCGTTGGCGACCAAGCCGGGGACGCCCTTGGCCGGAGCGTTGGTGTAAGTGTTTTGTGCGATAGCCATTGCTGCGCTCCTTATGCCTTCGGCAGGTGGGCGGTTTGCATGTCAGTAATCATCTGCTGACGTGCCTTTTCCGATTCATCGCCGACGGTCTTGCTGTCTTGATGAAGCATGTGCTGACGGAACTGGTCGTTGCCCGGCTGCTTGGCAGCGTCTTCAGCGAGGATGTCGAAGCGCACAGCGATGTACGCATCGTCCTTGCCAGTGACTGCGGCATCACCCAGCTTGGCGTGAACTGCCGCCTTGCGGATCTCGGCAGCTGTTTTGCCCGTGTAATCGGCATCCGCGATTACTTTCGCAATGCCGATCAGGTCGGCTCGCTCTTTCACGCGTGCGTCGATCTGGGCGTCGCTCAGGATTTTGGTCTTGGCATCGTCCAGCTCGGCCTGCAGCTTGGACAAAGCAGCGTCTTTAACTGCCAACGCAGCGGAGTGCGCGTCGGTCAGGGTCTTGGTGGCACTGGCGGCATCGTTGAGCTGCTTGGCAAGCTTCTCGATGGCCTGTGCGCCTTGCTCGGTGACATCAATGGAGATGCCGTCGACAAGGAGTTTTCGCAGTGAATCAGCCATGTCATGGCCTCCTTTGGGGTTTTCTGGTTTGTTGTCACCGATGCGAAGATCGATGCCGCCGCGAGCGCGATGCTCAAGGCTGAGGTGATTCATTTTCATGGGGCCCAGGTAGCAGTCGTACTGCTCGCCCTCGCCGGTTACGCCATCCTGGAACACGACTTCGGCGCCGTAGCCCATGGATAGCTCACGCTTGCCTGACTCGTAGTCCTCGATGGCCTTGGCGTCCATCAGCACCAGTGGCACCTTAACGAACTGACCATCGCGGACCACTTCGCCACCTGTCTGTCCAATGGCGACGTCTTTCCAGTTCTTGGAGTTGACGCCGTTGCCACCCGGGTGGCCGTTGGTCATGGGCCGGTACGCGTAGGAATGCATAGCGTCAGCGTGGAACACCGCGCTTTCTGGTCGGTACACGCGAACGATCGGCTTGTCCCGCAGGCCATGCTGGTTGTCAGGGTCAATCTCGGTACCCAGGTAGTCCTGAATTCCTGTGCGCGCGACTCGAGCCTCTGCAACCAGATAGCCGTCCTCGGTGCGCCTCACTCCCGTGACTGGCACGGAGTCGGTGAAGATCATGGTGCGAGCTCCTCGAATATCTCGGGACCCAGCTCGATCGCGCCACGGTATGGCTCGACCTTGGCGACATCGACGCTGCCGGGTTCGTAGGTGAAGGTGATATGGGGCTGATAGTCCGGCCAGTCCCAAGAGGCGCCAGCCTCAACGATGGAGACGTGTCGCCAAGCCAGCTCTGAACTGTTGAACAGCAACACCACTGCGCCTTCACCGAACTGGTCGATCAGCCTTGCGCCACCTGGTGCAATCTTCAGTTGGCCCTTGCCATCGCCCGACCACGACTCGCCGACCTTCATCCAGTCAACCGGGTTGCGGCTGTAGGCGATGGTGACGTGCAGGTCTTCCTCGGGCAGCGTGGATTCGAACCCCTGCGACTTGGCCCAGGCGGTGATCTCGCCTGCGTTGGTGACCTTTCTCGACACATACAACGTGCGCGAGGCTGCATCAGCCAGAGCTTTGCGGTCCTGAGGCTGGTCAGCAGCGCCAATATCGTCAGCGCCAAGACCGATATCGTCCTCTTCGTCCAGCTCATCACCGAACTCATCAATGGCAGCTTCGAGGCCGGGCATGATGCTCAGCTCGACCAAAAGGTTCACCGAGGCCTTGGATAGAGCCTCAGGCGGGAACAGGCCTGAATCCTTCAGCGACTTGATGGTGTCAGCCGTTGTCTTGCCGATGTCGGCTTTGTCCTTGGCCGTGGCCTGCCACAGTGGCGACCAGGCGTAATGGACTTCCTTTGGCCTGCTGCCCAGCGCGGAACGAATCAGGCACTCGTCCAGCACGCTCATTGCTGGCTTGATCTCCAGCTTCTGACGCGATGCGACGTTGTCGTAGTAGTTGCGGGTGTTCTCTTCGCCGTTGGCACCCAGACCGGTCGAGGACTGGCCGAACATGCGCGTACCGGGGATATCGAACGCGCCACAGACGCCCTGCTCGGTCTTGGCGATCACGTCTGGTAGGGTGCCGAAGCTGGCCGATTTGGACGAGTGAGTCTCGGTGCCGTCGAGGATCAGCGTGCCGTTGATACCTTTGGCGGTCGCTGCCAGTCTCAGGCGCTCCAGCAAGCTCTTCTCGTAATTCTTGTCGTGAAGGCTGGTCATCAGGTTGGGAATGTTGATGACGTCGATCTTGGCCTCGTAGACCAGGCTCACGACGTTGGCCACCGTCTCGTCGTAGTGCTTGACCGCCGGCATTGCCGACAGCAGCACTGAGTCGCCCCAGCCGAAGGCCGTGCCCATAGCCAGCTCAGGATCGGGGTGACGCACGCCGATGAAGATCACCAGCCGAGAGGGGTGAATCTCGACGTTCGAGCCTGGCAGCCGGTAAGCCTTGGGCCAGCCGAATCGATCGCTCTGAGGGTCCTGTTCGATCTCAGTGGCAGCAAGCTGACGGCGAGTCATCACAGTCAGGTACTTGATGCCACCCTTACCCAGGCGATCGGGGTTCAGCGCGGACGACGTATCACGCTCACCGGTGCCGATGAACACAGCAGCACCACCGAACAGGCGGGCCTTCAATAGGGCCTCAAGAATCTTGCCCTGTACGTTCAGGCGGGTCTCTTCGGCCTCTATCAGCTCGATCTCGCTCTTGGAGGCTTGCCAGGCTCGCCAGTTGCGACACGCGTCCACAGCAGGGATTGTGACGCCCTTCTGGGCTGTCCATGAGCTGCGGAAGGCGCTCAGCAGCTGCTGGTCGTCAAGTTCAGTGGCGATGTAGTGCGAGTGGGAAGCCTTGTCGCGCGCAGTACCCAGTCCTGCGACGAGGTTCTGCAGGCTGTCCTTTAGGTAGCTTATTGCGCTCATGAGTTGCTCACGTTTGCGAGTGTGTAGCCGCCCGCAATCGGGAAGCGCTGGACAATGAAGTAACCCAATGCGTCGATTGGGTCTTCAGTGCCGTCTTTGTTGGGCTGGCCTTTGTCGTCATAGGCCTGTTGCTCGAGCACCTGGGTGGTGATCGGGCAGTTGTCGGTGTTGATCCGGTATCGGCGCTGACCCTCGCCGTTCAGGAGCATGGCGTTCACGGCCAGCACCCGGTCTCGCACCTCAGGGTTGGATGGGTTGACCATCACCATGAAGCCCGCAGCACGCAGCAGGCTGTGATCTGATTCGCTGCCGTTGACCGACTTGCGGTTCTTGCCGCTGGCGTCCGGATAGACCGTGATGCTGTGGCCAGGGAATCGGCGCTTCAGCTCGTTGATCATGGCCGGCGTATCGAACAGTGATGTCGCTTCTTCAAGCAGCCGAGGCAGGCCGTCACGAATGACGTGAATCGTTGCCGCCATCCGGTTGATGTTGAAGTCCATGCCGACGTGCAGCTGCTCGCCCGGGCGGATCGTCTCGTCCGTGTGGCATAGGCGTCGGTCGAAGTTCGGATACACGCTTCCAGACGTCAGGTTGACGAACAGGCCGTCGATGTATGCGTCCACCAGGTTGGCCGGGTAGGACTTGCGCAGTGACGGTATGTAGTCCTTCGGCAGGTTCTTGGCATTCTGCCGTGTGGAAGCGTGCACGATGCCGTAGAACTGGCGCTGCGTAGGGTCAGATGCCAGCTCCTTGACGAACTTGCGATAGACCCAGTTGAAGCCCTCGGGCGTGGTGGTCACGTCGATGGTGTTCATGTCGCGGCCAGGCCAAACCGTGGACATCCGCGCAATGATCTTCTTCCAGGCGCTATCGGCCTTCTTGATCGGCATACAGTCGATTTCGTCGACCAGTGCGTGCGCGATGTTGAAGCCGACGATGCGGTGCGGGTGCTCCATGCTCTTGCAGATGATCGTCGAGAGGCATCTACCCTTCTTGTCTCTCAAGTGCACACGCTTGTTGCTGGCAACGATATCGGCGAACAGACCGAACGCCTCAGCGACCCCCGGCAGGGTGTCGTAGAAGATGTCAGTGATCTGCGGATAGGTCGGAGCGAAGTAGCCCTGAGGTATGCCGGGGAACTCCAGAGCGTTGATGCACATCCGCACACAGCCAACGAAGGTCTTGCCGCTGCGGTAGCCCCCGACGAAGGCCATGAACTTGTTGTGGCTTTTGATGAACTCGAATTGAGGCTTATTCAGCATCAGGATCGGTTGCATCTTCCACCCCGATGATTACTTGCTTAGGTTCAGGCAGCCCCTTATCAGGATCTTCCAGTTCACGGCGTAGTTTCTGGTTGAGAAGCCGTTTGTTCTCCACCTCGATGCGCTTGAGTTCGGCATCAAGGTCGGCGTGCCCAGGTGGCGAGAACATCCCCAGATGGCGACCGATATCAACCAGAGCACCCTTCTTGTCATGCAGCTTGACCTTCAGTCCATCTCGGCTCTGGGACACCTCGGCGATGGCGCCAGCAATAGAGTCATCTATCTCGGATGAGTCGATCAGCGCCAGACCATGGTAAGGAACCATGTCTTCGGGGCCGTCATCCTCACCATCAACCATCCGTACTTGCGTCTCACCCCACCGGACGACCTTCCTGATGTCACTGAAGCCGATCTTGGCCAGCTCCTTTAGCACCATGTCCTGGGTGATCTCTACCCGATTGGAGCGCTCTCCCATCCTTTTTGACGTCGCCGCTTGAATGTCAACATTTGTCAACATCCGATTGCCAATCTGTCTGGCCGTTTTTTGGCTGTAACCCGCACGGATAGCGGCTTGCGTGGCATTCAGGTCTATCAGGTATTCATCGACAAAGCGCTGCTGTCTTGCTGTCAGCGCCATAGGGATTCCTTGAGACTTTGGTGCCTCGCGTTTAAGGGTTATTCAACTGTGCAGCCAGGCCAGATCGACCGGGCAAAGGCAAGCGCACCATCGTGATCGAGGGCGCACTCAAGAAGGATCATCGGGAAGGGTTTGTAACCGGGTGTCGTGACCATCCAGTTCTTCTTGGTCATGGTCACGCCGCGTATCAGCTGAAAGGGTCGGCAGGCTTCGCGATTGATCGCACAAACCACATGAAGCCCTGCTGCAGATTGGTCTTAGCCAAAGCAAGCAGTCTCTGGTCAACACCTTCGATCTGGCCGATTTGCTTGAACAGTTCGCCTGCATCTGCTTCCAGCGCTTTGATCGAGTTCATGCCGTCGATCTCAGATTGCGTCAAGTCGCGGTAGCCGGTGATTTTCTTGTGCTGGTTATCCATGATCTTTCCTTTGTGGTTCGCGCCACGAAACGGCGGTGTCTGAATTTGTGGCGCGCTATGGCGTCTGCCGCTCTACCGCCTCGTTGACCTTGTCGGCAGCCTTGCTGGCCACCTCTGCCGCTTCGGTGGCCTTGCCGGCTGCACCTTCAACCTTTACCGCTGCATCGGTCGCGGTCTTTGCCAGCTTGTTCAGGCGCATGTCGCGCTGCACAGTGGCCTCGTCGTAACCCCGGCGCACCTCGGCGACCTGGGCGCTATACCAACTAGCAAGTGACCATTGCGAAGCACCGAAACCCAGCGCGAACGAGCCGGTTACCAGCAGCGAGGCAATCACCCACACTTCCAGGCGACGCCACCACCGCCTGGCGATGAAGTCTCTAACGCATCTTTCCATCAGTTGATACCTCCAAGCTGTGAACGCAGACGGGCTATCTCAGCGCTTTGACTGGTCACCTTGTCGGTGAGCTGGGCAACCTGGCCGGTCAGGGCTTCAATCTTCCCTTCCATGCGGCCAACAGCGGCGGCCAGCTCGTTACGTTCTTTGGCGAACTGATCGGCTCGGGCCTCGGCTTCTTTGCGGGCCTGGCGCTCCGAGTCGAGCAGTTCGTTGAGCCTGCGGACGGTGCCGATATCGGCGTTGTCCATGGCGCGGTCGGTCGCATCCCTGGAGAGGAATTTCCTCAACCACAGGAAGCCACCCAGCAGGATTGTGCCAGTACCGCCCAGCCAGGTAGCTGTGCCTGGGCCGAGGTCGGTTGGGTCCATCTTTACTCC